AGGTAGTGGAGATAAGTACCAATAATGTATTTTTTATCAGACACAGGTGGAAGTCCAGCATGTCTGTATTGCCACGTTGGTGGGAACATTAATATTCTACCACATTCAGGCTTAATTGCATAGTCTAGTCTAGGGAAATTTGTTTCTCCACCTTCAGAGACTTTGTTAAGATAGAGGAAACATACCAAAAATCTACGAGCAGAAGAATAATCCTGAACATCGACATGATCTTTAAACTGGTCGTAGTCATTATTATCGTATAGTTTTAAACGGTTTTCTTCAAAGGCATATTTTAAAGGAAAGTCATTAAGACAATCCAAGTCTTGAATATAAAGTTGTACAGCATCAGTAAAGATAGATGTCAACTGCATCTGTATACCCATCCATTGAGGGTCTTTAGCAATATACCTTTGTGATATATTTAACTCATGAAAGGATGGTCTTTGTTCTCTATCAAGGTACTGTCCTTTAGTAATATTATATGATTCAATGATGGCATCACAAAAAGTCTTGGTTGCTAAACCATCATAACACTTAATAAAATCGGTAAGATTAGTTGCCATACTTAAATTCCTTAGATGCACACTCATCAAGAGCTTGCATTATCTCTGGTGTAAAATAGGTTTCTGGATCTGATAGAATCTGTTTGGCATATATCTTCTTTCCATTAAACTCATATCTTCCAGCGACATTCTTCCATAGTCCATACTTCTCACCTAATTCTAATAGACCATAGTGTTTATCCAAACCTTTATCGTAGTACAACCTCACCTCTACTTGATTATTTTCTTTAGTTAATCTAGCTTTAGCTGTTTTACATTTAATAATATTTCCCACAACCTCTTTACCATCCTTTTCTTTCTTCTTGCTAAGATATATGATTGTGCTTGCTGCGTATTTAAGTCCACTTCCACCTCCCATTTCCTTAGTAGGAATATATGCACCAACTACATCATATGTATGGTTAGTAACCAACATTGGGACGTTTGCTTTACCTAACTTTAAAGTCAAAACTCTAAAGATAGACTTGACAACTTGTGCTCTAGTCATGTCACGAGTATCTTTACCTGCTTCACTGTCCTCAACCTCTTTACTGGTTGATAACATACCAAGACTGTCAAGAACAAACATCAAAGGTTGTCTTGTGTCTGCTGGTTGTTCCAAATACTTATCTAATATTCTAATAGACTGTGTTCTAAATTCTTGTACTGTTGTTACAGGTACAATCATCATACGAGAAGAATCGATACCTCTCTCTTCAATTTGATCTTTACTTAATGCACTTTCAGACTCAAAATAAATAACGCCAGCATCAGGATTAGATTCGAGAAAATGCTGTACAACGCCAAGACAGAAAAATGTTTTGCCAGTACTTGACTCACCTGCAATAGCTGTGATCTTGTTCCCTGGAATACCTCCGTAGATGCTTCCTGATACAAGTCCGTTAAAGATGTACGAACCTGTGTCGATAAAATCACTTGTGTCACCAGCAGCGACACCATCACTAACGAGAGAAGCGTATTCATTCCCTATCTCCTTTACTACATCCTGTAAAAAACTCATTAATTTTTCTCAAATAATTTTGTAATGTAATTAGAACGTTTCATGGCACGTTCAAACCATTTCGCTTCGTCTTTATCAAAGAACTCCTTCTCACTAGGATTTTCTCCAGCACTAAAAGCTCTTTGGTATTCAACAATGTATGTGGTCATCCGAATAAAAATTCAAGGTTAGCAACTTTTTCTGGCTTCCATCCGATCTTATCCATAATGACCTTAATAGGTTCAAGAAAACTCTTCTCGAATTGTAGGTCATAGTCCACCTGTTTGTCAAGCCCAAACTCTTTTGGAAGAGTCTGTAAAAATGAGATTACATTCTCTCCAAATCTATTAGGAGTCTTGAGATAAACAAATTTAATCTTTTCACCATCCTGTATTAAAGGATACTTATGGGTTAATTTGTTCTTCTTATTGTAATGGTTAAACAACAACGCACCACGTACATGTATTGGTGTTCCTTTGCTGTATATACTGGATGGGTTTGCCCACTTATTTATTCCATTGCAACCTCTGGGAAATGAGATATCTTCAACAGGTAACTCAGAGAAATTATTTCTAAAATTCTTAATGAAATCCTGTGCTGCTTCTTCACCATCATTCATAATAACCTTCAAGCACTCCTTAATCTTATCTCTACATGCACCTGGTGTGGAAGATTTAACACACTCTATACCCATAACCTTTAACTTAGGTTCAGCATACTGAACACCTTCACTATTGAATACGTTAAGAATATATCTCTTCTTGGCAGTCCATATACCTTTGTTGGCAATGTTCTCCCTCTTCATGATCATTTTCTGCTCGTACGCTCCAACGTACTTGGCCAGTTCTTCATAAGAACTTTCAATATAAGGCTCAAATTTAGTTTGACACACCTTGTCAAGGAACCTAACAATGCTTTCATCAGTTTTCTCTCTCCCCTTGTATACACCTTCAACCAAATCACCCAGATTGAGGTAGATACTATCAGTATCACTGGCAATAACATAATCTTCTCCTTCAGTTTTAAGTATCGTATTAAGATACTTGTTCATTTTTGCTTCAATCCATCTAATACTAACCTGTCCTGACAGAGTGATTGCCTCTGCGTTAGCAAGGTTATAGTATCTGAAGTATTGATTACCAATAGCACCATAGGCAGAGTTCAATTGAATCTTACGTGCCATCTGGATGTTATTGTACTTACTAATATCCTTCTTCAGTTTCTCAGTTGGTTTCTTTTCGTACTCACTCTTCGCTTTAAGCATCAACTTCTTATAAATGGTACGTTCATCGTAAATCTTCTGCATAATCTTAGGTAAGAAACCATGCACATCCTTACGATACTGAGCACCATTAGCACACACAGAAAACTTACCATCAAAATCAATCTCTTGATTTAGAATCCTCTCAACGCTCGAGCTGGAATGTCGAGTTTCCCAGAGGGTCTCTGGGGAAATATTGTACTGCATAATAAGATGAGGGTAGAGACTGTTAAGGTCAAAACTAACAACCCAATCATACTTTCCTGGAATCGGTTCCTTGACATAAGCACCTGCGTATTTTTCATCCTTTTTTGAACCTTTTCGTGGTGGAACAACAATGTCCTTATCACTCAGGTAATTATAAATGATCGTATCCCACATACGAACTTGTGAGTATACGTCCTCGAAGTTAACCTTAGCATCATAACTCATAGTTATGGCAAGTTCAAGTAACTTCATCTTATCTTCCAGTCTGTCAATCAACTCAACGTCTTGGATGTTATATTCTATAAACTTCTGCCAATCTCTAGTATAAAAATCTTTAAAATTGTCATACTCACTATGGTCTAACTTACGCTGACCCAATTCAACAAAGGCGATATGATCAAGTCTATATGATTCCTGGTTAGTATAAGTAAACTTGCGGTAAAGATCGAGATAGTCAAGAATGTTAATCCCACTAACGTCATAAGCATAATTTTTACGTCCTTGTACATAAACCTCCCTCTCGTTTGCTCTGTTCCAAGGTGATAATGACCTCATCCATTTCTCACCCAATATTCTATTTACCCTACGTGCAATATAAGGTACATCATATAGGTTAACGTTCCATCCTGTAAGGATGTCTGGTGTATTTTGCACCCACCACTCAATAAAGTTCCTAAGCATATCCCTTTCAGTGTCATAGATAAATGCTTTGACACCATCAGGTACTTCAAACTCTCTAACCGCCCATACAAAAAATTCTTTCGATACCATATCTTTAATGGTAATCGAAAGCATCTCTTCTGCTGCTGCCTCTACATCAGGGAATCCATTCTCACATTGAACCTCAATGTCCAATGCAAATATTTTCATCTGGTTGATATCATAATCAACATCACCAGAAAACTCTCGTCTTATATACTGATATACAAAACGCTCATAACCATGTACTTCAAATCCCTCTACACCCTCATACTTTTTAATAAATTCTCTGGCATCTCTAGCAGTTAAGAACTCCATAGGAGCAACAGATCTCCCATCAAGTGTCTTATACTTCTCGTTCTTTTTAGAAGGTACAAATAAAGTAGGAGAAAACTTAGTACGAAACTGTACTGGAGTTCCATCCTGATACCCCCTATAAAGAATAGTGTCACCAGCTAATTGGATGTTGGTGTAGAACTGACTCATTTGTTGTCGTATAGATCAACTAAATTTGGACTTGGTTCTAGTATACTCATAATTGTGTCAGAAGTCAAGAAGACATCACGTTGCGATGTAAATGATGGGAAAGGTGAAATCTCCTCATCAGATATAATCTCATAACATCCTTCTATAAGTATGCTAGGTTCCTCATCAAGCTCCGTCACCTTCCCCAACAGGTACTCCTGTCGATTCTTCAGCAGTATCACCCTCAACTGCTGTTGTAACATCTCCTCCTCCATGATTCACTGCCTCCACTAGTTCGTTGTATTTGTCAATAACCTCTTGAAAGGTTTCGTAAGCACTTACCACTTCATCCATTTTAAGCATGATAGTATGGTCTTTTGAAAATGGTGCCCAGGGTTGAAAACTAATCTCTGGTGAAGATAGTTTCCTTATTTCTCCATCACCTGTAGGTGAAGGATCTGTTAAGTACAGATTATATGGATGCCTTAACTGAAATGCTATTGGCTTTTCAGGGTCATCCTTAGATGTCACTTCATACAAATCGGCTACTACATCTTCACCGTTTCGCATTCTTACGACTCTTACGCTCATAGTTTCTCCGTTGGATTTCGTTGATTGATTCTTTTATGATGTCCTTAAGTATACGAGACTCAGGTACATTTTTTTCTTCGGCAATAGGTCTGACATAGCGTAATAGTTCTTCAGTATAACCCGAAGGTACATCAAGTGTCAAGAGATCTGATTCACCACCATGATTATTTGGTTTCAAATTTAAATAGACATTCATTTAAGTCTCCATATAAAAAGAGACC